TTGGCTCAAGCAAAGGATGGCTCTTTTGCGTTGGCATTGTATATGCTCGGCTTTTCAACATACAGCGGATTTTAGTAAATATCGGAGGTAAATATGCACGCCGTAACGAATAAAATCGAACCCATCATTTGGGGTGCAGATGGTACAGAAGCCATTTTACAATGCGTTAAGATGATTATTACTACTCCTGTTGGCTCCGTTCCATTGGATAGAGGTTTTGGAATAGATATGTCCTTATTGGATACCCAAAATGCTGATGATTTTTCAAAGTTTGCGGATTATGTTAGAGGCTTGGTCAACAAATATGAACCTCGTGTAGTTGTCAAAAATGTGGAAATAAGCACAAGTGAAGAACAGGAACAGCCGCTTATCAAAGTTTTTTTAGATTTGAAATAGTCAATACAAAAGACACCTCTCGCAGATGTCTTTTTTGTAATGGCAACTTAGAGTATACTTTTAGTAGGCAAAGACTAGAGAGTGTTTTTGAAACTGAGGGTAAGCAACTAATTTAGGATGGCAACAGAGCAGACGAAGTCAGCGAAGGCGGCAGTATTGTTGGAGTGTTTTGTTCGCCGCCTTGCCCCAATTAAACGCTGTGTAAAGGCATATTTGACCTAACACAATGCCAAAAAAAAATTGGAACCGATTGTGTACGTCGAAGTCGTCAAAAGAAAAGTCCTCTTTCAGAGTGCATTTAATAAACGTTTCCAATATTTTGTGTACATTGTTACCTTCAAGTTTCCTGACAACTCAGAAAAGGAATTTCAAATTCCAGGATGCGCTTACCCTTCCGCTGAAAACTCCTCCGAAGACTTTAGACCTGAAAACCTTCCTTCGTCGCTCTTAAATTGGGATACTCAGCGATTCAGAGGGAAGTTTTATGTTCCGGAAGGCGTTTTGCTAGAGGGGGACAAAGGGTGGCTCACTTACAGAGAGATAAGGAATATTGATAGGCGGATCAAAAACGAAAGCAAGCGATGGAAAGGCAGATTATTTGTGAGTTTTGAAAAGGATTCTTAATCGGAAAAGATGCAATAAATTTTGCAATCCGGGCGTTGATAGCCCGGATTGCTTTGTGGTTAATAAGCCACAACAAAAGCGTCGGAGAAGCCTAGTATTTGTAATCTGTCGCGCATGGAAACGGCATTTTCTCTTGTTGGGAAGACCCCGACTCTGACCCTGTACCAGCCATTACCATTGAAGGAATATGCGTTGTGATGTCCTAATTCTTCAAGTCTGGCAAGTACATTTTGAGTACAGTCTTGCGCTCTCGATGCAATGACCTGCACACTATACCCCCGGATAAACTGTTGTGCTGATTGTGCAGCCTGTGTATTCTGAGCCAGCGTTGTGTCCGCTAATCTCTCGGCATTTATTACCATCTTGTGCCCTCTGTTGAATTGATTGTTATCTCCGCCGGGTCTGAGTCTGACTGAATCAAATGTATGAAAGCACATATGATGACCCGGTACCCATCGACCGTTTGCATCACGTTCAGTTGCTCTCGTCACTATTGGGCTGACAATATCATAAGCATTAGAAGCAACTCTGATAGAATGATTGAATGTGAACACAGCGACAGCAAATCTGTGAGTTGTATTGCCAACGGTGAACTCGAGAACCGCAGGGTATGCAGGCCACGTTGCGTTTCTAGGATTCCCATTTGCAATGCGCCCTAGAGCCTCCCAATCTGCCCTTGTGTGGCATTGATAATCCACATGATGGTAAAACCCTGCTGCGCATCGGATGTCAATGCGCGTCATAGATGGCAACATTATTAGTGTGGCGTTACCGTTAAGCCTAGCTTCTCTAAGTGCGTGCATAGTCGAGCGTTTAACACCTATCATCACGCCACCTCCTCTTTGCCTAAACCTGCCACTTTATCAGCACCTAATTCGTTTATGTAGTCATAATATGCTTGTTGCGCTTCTTTTGCGGCTTTGAGCGCAGCATCCATTTGTCCATTGATTTTTTGATTTTGTACTGCCATAGCAGTAACTATCGATAGGTTTGTATTGGCACTCATAAAGCGCATTGACAATAAATTTTCATTGCTTCGTTGCTTTGCTATTGTTTGTGCATCTTTTTGTGTGGATTTTTGGCGTTGCACCATCAATCCGCCGAACACACTTATGAGTGCGATTATCACTGCATTTTCAGCGACTATTAAGTATTGAACCAATTCCAGTAAATTCATTGTCATCACTGCCTCTCTCCATGTTACTTCTCATTGCACTGATAGATTGGTATGCTTGCTGTGATAATTTTCGTACACCGGCAATTTCTTTTTTATCACCTTGTTTAGGTACATGAAGTTCCATAGCAACTGTCAGCACGTCCATTTGCTCAATGTGCGGCTCAAGCTCTTCGAGAGGTATTGTTGTTGTCATCGAATGAAATTGCGTCGAATGCCCTGTATCAAAGTAATACACAATGTCGAAATATTGCTTTTCAGGCAAGTCTTCAACCGCTGGTGTTGTATGCGTTGGAATTAGTATTGCTCTTGTTGGTAATGTAATCATTTTATTTTTATCCTTTCTTTTTTAAGCAGTGCGTCTCCATATGAAGCACGTAATTGATGGTTGTATAGTTGATATGGTTGGTTGTGTTGTAGGATTTCCTGTATTTACCACATTTCTGGCACCACTCGCCGGATTTGTCGTAGGATTTCCTGTATTCACCACACTTCTGGCACCACTTGCCGGGTTGCTTGTAGGATTGCCTGTATTTGTTGCTGACGATGCTCCCGTGTTAGGCGTTGTAGACATGGCTCCTGTGCTGCCGCGGAGCTGTGCTCCAACATCACTAACAATCGAACCATCACCTGTTGACCCGCTTGTCCTTGCTGCGGCACCTGCCCAACTAGCCATATAAACCTGAGTCATCCGCGTGAATAAAGTAGATCCCACATGACCCGAAGCTATATGAGCCCCAGCCGCATTAGTTATTGTATGTGAGTGTGCGCCCATAGAATGATTGTGTGCCATACTGTGCAGGTGGTTCGATATGTTATGTGTATGTGCATCGGAATGTACGTGGTTTGATATGGTGTGAGTATGCGCATCGCTATGAAGATGGTTTGGCAACTGTACTGTAGCGCTACCAGATTGAATTTGCGATGTAGCATTACCAGTTACACCGATTAGAGTTCTGCCCTCTGCATAACGCTCCCATGTGCCTCCAAACAGTGCAGATGGATTCACGTTATTTACCGACATATATATTGAGCCTATTGGATAGATCATAGCCGCAAGCTTATCCAAAGCCTCGCCCACATCGGCCGGTGGTGATATTGGGTCTATGTTTTGTGCCACTTGATCGGGCAGTAGATGCCTTTTAATAGGCGGTGTACCTTCTTCAACAGCTCCGTCTGCCATTTCCATGTCGAAAGTGTTTGTCTGTCCTGTGACAGGATTTAGTTTTACCCGTCCGGGGTGTGTTGGTATTCTGTCTTTCATTTGCTCCTCCTTAAATTGATGAATGTAATCCTGTGTGCGCTATACCCATAGCCCATCCCAGATTTGTAGTGTCTCGCATATTTGCACTTAGTCTGTGCAAATCAGCAAGTATTTGCTCTATGCTGTTTATATGTGAAAAGTGTAAAGGACTGTTTGGTATGCGGGATATGTCTGTATATTCGTCAGGATTGTAGTATGCCCGGGTGATATCTATGACACTGTTGCAGATATTTTGTATATTTACAACTCTCGGAACTTTGGTTTTATTCCAATTTTCCACCTTGACCGGCATAACCTTGTAACCTAGGTTATTTAACCGTTCGGACAAGTACGCCAGATTGCTTTCTATCCTGTTTAAGTCGGCTACGTTTAGAAATGCTTTTGCTGTGCGCCTCGTGAGGTCAAGCTGATTTCTGTCGGTGATTGGTCTTATCCAACTTCTCATTATGACTCCACCCCCTTTATGCTTCCCCTGAATGCACCACTGAAACTAAGGGTTGATGATGTAACTCGCATATCTTGTTGCTGTGTCCCAACCATGATGACGTCACCTGTGTCTAACTTAGGGTCTGCTCTCCAATCTACAGAAAGATGTTTTCTTCTGACCAGATTTTCTTTCATCCACTCCCCGACTGTTTTTGCATGTCTTGTGCTAGTAACGAGTACATTTTGCAGTACAGATATTTCGCCTGATGGTTGATTAGTTGTGGTTGTGATTATTGTTTCGGATGATTTGCGCACGTTGCCTCTGAGCTTGATATTGTAATATCCGGTGTTGTCACAATGAAGTACAAGCTTACAGCTCTTTGCATAGAATTTTGAGGCATCAGTGTACAAGGTTATTCCCGCAAATCTTCTGTCGGGCGTTACACCGGGAAGCGTCATGCCGTCTATACCTTCGACCTCAATGTTTTCTGCAATTTCAGAATATTCAAGTAGGAATTCATTCATGCCCACAATTAAAGGCAATGTGCCTTCGTAGACGTTTTTAGATTCTGATTCCATAGTAAAGCTATACATACTGACATCAATCTGTTTGATAGGCTTTGTAAGCTCTATTTCCGGGCGAGTGTAGCTGTAGCGGTCGGTGATTTGGAGTTTTTCATCCCCACCGGCTAGGGAGTGTCTGTCGTCTACACTCTGTATATGCAATATTCCGTATCTGTTGAAGAAGATGGTGCAACATGCTGCGTTGGCTATGAGTTGCAGACATTCTCCGAATGTGCATATGGGGAGCGGTGCAAATGTGCTGACGCTGCTGAGTGCGTCTACGTCAAGTTCCCATGGTGACTTGTAGTTGCCGTTTTCATCAGTCTTTCGTTGTGGTAAGTTTGCTGCTTCGAGCACTTCCAATGCAAGGGTGTACAATGAAATGCCATTACGCTCTAGCTCATTGGGGAATCTACCTTTATAATATTTATTGTTCAAGAAGCCAAACAAATCTCTTGCCTTGAATGACGCTGATATTCCGTTTTGTGGTGCGCTCCAATCGGAAAGATAGTATGTTCCGCCGGGCATCCACTCAATTGAATCCGTTGTTTCTCCCAGTTTGAAACCATAGCGTGTATTAATCTCTTGTCGCTCCATCATGTACTTTGACAGACCGTCCGGGTTCAGCGGATCAAATGCACCGTCACGGTTATCTATTTCAAATGATACTTCGTATTTCGGCAATGACGATGAAAGCAGGTCTATAGATTGCGAACTGTCAAATTTCAACAGGTTTCTTTTTGTGTATGATTTTGTGTGACCCGGAAAAATCCGTTCTATCCGTGCTCGCCGATGCGGTGTTGCCCATCTGAGTACTTCAATGTCTATGCGGTCAAATTCGACCATTTCAAACGCTACTGTACTCACGATATCTGCATTATCGTTGATGTCCATGCTCTCGCGAAGCATACCGTTTAGATATGATGTAACTCTAAAAGCGGTTGGATATTCGCCTAAGATGCTGCTCCATGTGATGATAAGTCCCGGTAGAATAGGTACTTTTTTCTCAAAAGACATGCGTACATATGGGTTAATTGCAAAGTTGCCGTTTTCATCGCAGAGGAGATTGCTGATATATCCTGCGTATCCGGCTACTCCTCCGTTATTCGGCACTGTGCTTTTCGTGCCATCAAGTAGCCACAGGTTATGCTCTAATGTGCCGTAAGGCTCTACCTCATGCTTTGTTTCATCTACAAGCTGTGAATTCCATCTGCCCGGTATTGTTATCATTTCGTGTGCTTGCGATGAATCTGCGTTTGCTTTTGCGTTGGGGTCGTTTATCGTATATGTTATTTCCACAAACCCTTCACTCGTCAAAGGCAGTTTTTGATTGTCTTTCCATTTTTCTGTTACTGATTGCATAATAATGAACCTCTCATCTGTAATTTAAACTTCCGTTAGCTGCAAACCGCATCCGGTCCAGCCGGGGACTTCTCCGTTTTCATCCAGACGCCACAGTCCTGCACTGCGGTCACTGACGTACATTTCTCTGGATTCCCATTCATTCGATGTTTGGTCATAGAACAGCACTTCATTTGTATAATTGTCTTTGAAGAGTTGATTTATCTCAGACCAAACCGATGCTTCAAGATAATTCCAGGCCAGTGATATTTGTACTACGTCTGTGCGCACTGTCGAGGAAAGCAGGTGTCCGCTCACACTTGTGCCACCGTCTGTTATTGTAGTAGTGGTTGTGCTGTAGCTAGTTGGGTTTGGCAAGGCGTAGCTTCGGGTTGTCTCAATTCCCCCGACACTACTGTCCGGCGCAACAGTGTTGCTCGGTAGATCGCCGTTTGCTGTGCTTTTCGAGATTATTGTTACTAATGTTTTGTTTGAATCCATATGTCGTTCCTCCATTTTTCATTCATTTTTGGTGTCATTGTGCAAATTCGTTTACATTTTTGTGTGGAAAGCAAAAAGGTTATGAGCGAGTCCCTAGCCTCCATAAGCAAAGCTGCTTCCCATTAGCGGTAACCCACGCTCTTTGGTCACTCGCTCTATCTCTGACGCAACTTGTTTGCCATCGAGGTATAATTTGAACTCTGTTGCACCGTTTCCGCCAGACCCTTGACCGGACATTGCCGCACTGACAGCACGAGAAACACCAACAGATATTGACTCAACGATTTGATCATTATTAACTACAGCACTACGTGAGCCAATAGTTCCTACAAGTTCCGGACCTGCTTCGCGAGCTATAAACATTTGTCCTTGATCTGGGAATCCGCCTTGTGCGAAAGTTGGCACTGAAATCGATGGATTTACGGTAGGTATGTTGACTAAAGGTATTCTGTTAAATCCGTTAATTATACTGTTAACAGGACTTACCAACCAGGTCAATAAACTGTTTAACACACCTGCAACACTACTTCCCATAGTTCTCATGCCTTTTGGAACGTCCTTCCAGAGGCTTTGGAATTCATCGCGTATATCGGATATTAAGCCCTCAACGCCTTCTTGCGTGTCGATCCACAAATCTGAATTTCCGGTACTTATGCCATCCCACATCTCTGAAAACCTATCGTTTACCTCGTCTACCAAGATTGTGGAATCTGTGTCTGTGGCGTCAAACACCTCCTCATTACCTGTTTGAATGTTGCCCCACAAGGTGCTGAAGCCAATGTTGACTCGACTCCAAAGTGCGGCAAATCCGGTATCAAGTCCAGCCCATAAGGCGCGAGCACCTGTGTTTATTGCCCTCCATAGGGCATTAGAACTTGCATTTATCGAAGCCCATAAGGAGTTCGTGCCGCTATTTATAGTCGCCCATAGTGTGGCAAAGCCTGTATTAATATATGTCCATAACTGAGTAAATCCTTCGTTCATCCAAAGCTTAAATTCACTTGTGCTTTCACTTACAGAAGCCCAGAGTCCCGCAAAACCTGTATCTATACTCAGCCAAAACTCACCAAAGCCTTCATCCATCCAAGTCCAAAATTCATTTGTATTTTTGTATACAGATTGCCACAATTCGGCAAAGCCTTCTTCGATGTTAAGCCAGAGTTCGTCAAATCCTTCATCCATCCAATCCCAGAATTCGTGTGTGCCTTCATATATAGAAAGCCATAACTCGTCAAAGCCTTCCTCAATGTTCAGCCATAATTCAGCAAAGCCTTCATTAAGCTCCTCCCACAGTTCGGTGGAGATTTCACCTACATTGTTCCATGTTTCGGTAAAGCCTTCTTCCAGTGCGTAAAGTGCTTCGGCATAAGATTCTTGTATGCTGATGCTTGATTCATAAAATGCAAGGTTAATTTGTTCTGCGGTAACTTTAAATTGAGCTCTCATCAGATTTACTGTGGTTTCTGCCATAGCACCCAATTCTGAAAAATATTCATTCGCTTGTTGTTTAAGTTGTTCCAGATTTTCCTGCGACTCATTTAATTCTAATACCATAATTGACATTTCAGATTCCTTCTTTCTTAATTTTGTGTTATAGTTGTGATGCGTTAAACTGCGATGCAAATCAGTTTGGTGCTGCCGAAGCCATTAATTTGCCATCGAAATACACTTCTGCAATAGCGGATGTATTCAAACTGCCGTTTGCGAAGTAAGAACGAAACGCATCATAGACACCTTGGGCGACAGATTTTTCAATTTGAACATCGTTTACAACAGCATTACGGCTACCAATCTTGCCTACAAGCTCCGGTCCTGATTCACGAGCAATGAATGGTTGCTCAGAGATTGGAAAACCGCCCTTAGCAAATGGTCTGGGTGGTTGAGCATTACGATAATTGTTTATGAGACTTTCAACTAATATCAAGGATAACAATCCTGCCGCTGCTAAAAAAACAGTCTTCATCAATGCCAATGCCACCGTCACTGACTTTGCTGTAAATGCCCCCAACAGAAATGTCATAACTTTTTTTGTGAAAAAGTGCAATATTCCTTTAAACACTGTCCCTATACCGTTTAGCATGGATGTAAACATGAACTTGATATTCCACCACCATACGAATCCTAAAATGATTGTACCTGCAAGCCAGTGCTTTAGAGCTTTCCATGCATCCATAATGAATGTTCCTAAGTGGCCACAAATTTTTCCAACTAAAGCGCCTGCGTGATTAGGGATTTGACCTATCATACATCCTAATCTTCCTAGAGTCTTGCTTATTTGGATGCCTTTATTTATCAGCCAATTAGTGACCATATCATCAATGCTAACTATTGCATTTCCAATATTATTCAAACCTATTTTGATTGCATTCCCTAAAAAAGTAAGCTTTTCTTTCAATACTTGTCTAGGTCCATCATATGAAATACCATACAATAGTTCAGCAACTGCTTGATTTTGGATTGTTCCGGCAGTGTAGCGTAGAGCTTGTGCTGCTGCGAATGAAATGGCTTTTTTTATCGAATGCTTATCCATAGTTCTCCATGCCCCAGTTATATCTCTGATAAAAGGAAAAGAATTATAAAGAGCCATTATCTGTTCAAACAGGTCGATAATTGGTTGAAAGATATTTGTTTCTTCTTGGGTTGTCTCAACTGGTTCTATTTTGAGGTCTGTCATAAATATTCCTACTTTCTATTTTGCTTTGGATATTTCTCACACTCGTGACGATATTGCTTAAAAAATTATAATTGCAAACGAGAAACTGTCAGAAAGGAGTACATTGCGTTGTGAATCAAAAGCATCTCACACTTAAAAAGAAAAGGCATTCCGATAAATTGTCCGCTAGAGTAGAAATCATATTGCGAATATCTTTGATTTTCATTGTTTGTTTGTTTAATTTGGTTTTACTTGGATTTAATATAGTTTTATATTGGGCTACGTTTTATCACATATTTTCAAGAAGCGGATTTGAATTTTGGGAGAACTTAATTTGGTTTGCTCCTGTTTATATTTTTGTATTGATTGCATCTCTATTAATTTATATTTTCTTTATGTGGTTAAGCATATATTTGGTTCATCGCTTCATTCACAGAAAAGATGCCATTCATAGAGCATACAGAGCGTTTCATAAAGCTCGCTCCTCTTTGAAGCTTACGAGTGAAAACGTGGTCGTAAATGAAATAAGGGATATAACTATAGGGAAAGTTAAAATGAATATGCGCATATTTATATGCGAAACACCGACTGCCAAGCAGTTAGAAATTGTTTCTATGCATTCTCGATTTGCTCATCGGAGTTCATCAAACGCACATAGTGTTTTCGAGGGACAACATGGGATTATTCACTACTACGACTTTAATGGAAAAAACTACTTTGAAAAGTTTGATCTAAATTCAGACGATGGAAGCATCTAATAAAAAGAACAAATCTTGGGTATCCTCACTTAGTTTAAATATAGTTTTAAAAGCCTGTTTGTCTTACAGAATTGCGCTGTCTGTTTTCTTCGCTTTTGCAAAGTTCTCCATCCGCTCTTTCATTAATCTCCAGTCTTGTTGTCCCTTTTTCTCAAACAAACTAGGGAATGCTTCTTCCAACTTTGGGAACTTTTTAGGTTCGTTTGTTGCCACTGCCGTTAATGCTGCGCTGTTGTATATAAACCATGCTTGCATTTGGGCTTGTTCTTTTTCTGCCTCTTGTTTTGCCGCAATAACAAGGGCGATTTCATCAACAGACATATCACCAATTTCTGAAAAGGGTATACCTGCTTTAAGAGCAGAATGTACTATGTATTTATGATAGTTTTCTTTTGGGTCAGGTGCTTTTACGCCTGACCCTTCTTGAAAAAACCTGAACTTTCAAACAGGGCATTAATTTCTTGCATTAATTCCTCAAGAGAGTGTCCATCGTCTATATATTGGTCAAACAGTCCTGCTGCTTTTTCAAACGGGAAGTTAGCATTAAGGGGTTGCAATGCGCCCCAAATGATGGTGACAATAGTTTCTATTGCATTATCTTGAATGCCTTCGAGTGCTGAAAAAAGTGATTTGTTTAGTCTCTTTTCGATTGCCATAATGGCACTTGCGGTTAGGCGTAGTTTGTATTCTTGTCCACCGATTGTTACTGTGTGAATTGATTTCATGGTTTTTCCTTCTTTCTGAAAAATATTAGTAGTTGATTTTATAGTTGATAAAGTTATAAATGTAATTGCTCGGATTGCTTTGTTGATATATTTTTTGCAGTGATATGCATTCCGGCACTCCGGGGGCAGTTATGCCCCCTGTGCCTGTGAAAGCAGTTCACACACTAAGCAGTGGGATTGCTGATTTCTACGTCGCTTTGCAATATCATTGTTGCGCTGAATGTCAGTGCTCCGTTGATTGCTCCTGCGTCCAGTTTTACAGATGGGATTGCATCAAATTGATGTGATGTGCCATCGGGGTATTCAAGTTTGAAAGTGGCGGTTACGCCATCGTCATCCATGCCCTTCAAGAGGCGATAGTTTGCGTTATTGTTTGTATTGTCGTACAGGAACTTAAAGACCAAATCACCGTAATCTCTTGTTCCGGGGATATATCTTTTCACTCTGTCAGCCAACGTGGTGACATCAATTTTTTCAGGCGTGCCGCCGAGTTCCGGCACTTCCATCAATAGTTCGATTTCTGCAAAAGAGCCTTGACCCTGTCTGTATGATAATTTTGTTTCATTTGCTGTATATGGCATATGATTTCTCCTTTAGTTTTTATTTTGTTGTAATAAATTCAAGCGGTATGCTTATCAATGCGCCTGACTCCAATAGAGCTACACCAACAGTGATAAGTTTGCTCAAATTGTCGTCTGCTGACTCGACTGTGAAGTCAATCAGCGTGCCTGTGACAATTTTTCCGTCCCAAATCTTTGTTCTCGGATTCCAAGACCTGTCTATCAGGCATTCTACCGGGATATTGTGCTTCATTTTCATACACTCCCTATATTTCGCTTTTTTCAGGATGAGTTTCAACAAAACCGACTTCATTTGGCTTTATTGCCCGGAGTTACGGCTCCTACGTTTCGATTGTTGATTCTTTTTTCATCTCACACATCTCCTGATAGAGTGTGAGATGCAGGGATGCCATAATCTTCTTGATTCTGCGTTCAAAGTCCTTTGTCATTCGCTCACGTTCCCTGCCAAGGCGAACTGTAACGATTCTTGTAACTTCGTCTTGGGAATACATTTTTGTTTTCATATGACCTCCACCGTTTTACGTCCGTGTGACGATTTTCCTTGATGCTTTTTTCGCCATCATCATGTTTTGGGCGAGTGCTTTTGTAAAAGCCTCTCATAAGGGGTACGCCTGAAAGTGGCGGTTGTCCCACTAATTCTCAAAAAAACTTTTTAACTTATCTATAATCTTTGTTTTTTGCCTGGCAATGCTTGACTTACTGTTGCCTGTGAGTTCTGCATATTCACGAATTGTTTTACCTTCAAAAAACAGATTTTTTATCAATAGTTGTTCGCTTTCATTCAGCGAGTCTATACAACTATGCAGTTTTGCAACTTCCGCCCCTTCGGAAAGGATTAGGGCGTCTTCCGGTGATAGCTCTGATGACTCGAAATCCCATTCTTCGCCAACAAGCTTTTCCAATGACACTTCGCGTTCCGGTAATTTTATTGGCAGTCCGTTTTCATCTGTGACCGTCCTGCCTGCACTATCTTGAAGCACTCTGTCTCGCTTTAATCTACGTTCAAAGTGTTCCATTTTGCGGGCAGACGAAGCGTATGCTGCATAAACATCCTTGGTGACTTCTACATCAGTGTCATCAACAGTTATGATGTATTTAACAGAACCGTCGGGGTTTTCGAGATTTTTGTAATTTGTGTTTTTTTGCCAATTGTACATTTCCTTTTTTCCTCCAATTTGATTTTGTGAATAGAATTGCGAATCAAATTGGGGGGAGTCGGAGAGCGGCTACGGGGTCGATACTTCCGCTGAAAACGTGACTTTAAATATGTGTTATGTTGCGCTGTGATAATCATAAGATTCCATCCTTTGTTTGAGAGGAATCCAACAAACAGCTTATTAACACAAAAAACCTGACTACAGCTTAAATAAGCTGCTTGTCAGGCTCGTCAATCGTTTATGTTGCGTGCTCTATACTAAGCGATATTAATTTTTATTTAGTGGTCAGTAAAGATATAGTGGATTTTAATCTTTACAGACCACTAGTGCGATTTCCTGCTTACACTTCCAACACTTTATATAGAAGTCTGCATGGATGTGCTCTTCGCGGATCACTTTGGTTTCAACGTTTGCCTCGCTATTTGCATCAATAAGTCTCATGTTATTGCAACCGGGGCATTTAATGGATACGGCAAGTCTTTTCAAAATCAATCACTCCTACCTCATAATCATGTTATAGCCGCTATTATAGTGTTCGTGCGAATGCGAATTTACAGCATCATACTAAATGTAAAAATCATTATTGAGTGTCCTCCTGTCTAAAAAGTGGGAGTTAATATTACACCGAGAGTGCTCGAATGTCAACAAATTTTACGTACAAATAGTGCACAAAATTCACGAACACTATTTGTGCATAACGACAATTGTATTTTGTGTACTTTTGGTGTACACTTGCAGCGAGGTAAGTGCGCATGAATAAATTTTCGGAAAATCTTAAACAATTGAGAGAAAGCAAGGCTCTTTCGCAACAAAATTTAGCTGACTTGATTGGCATGTCGAAAAGTAGTGTCAACATGTATGAGCGCGGGGAGCGAGAGCCGGGTCTTGAAACTATTGAGCTTATAGCTGATTTTTTTCAGGTCACAACGGACTATCTTTTCGGGCGTAATGGGAAAATAAAAAAAGCCGCTGCCGCCTTTGGTAGTAACTTTGATAAAAATGAAGTGGTTTTGATTCGGAAATACCGCACACTGGATGAACATGGTAGAACCATTGTAACGTGTGTTTTAGACATTGAAGCTTCTCGAGTCAAAACTCAAAACACTAAGCCTGTTTTGAGTGTAAATGAACTACCTATTGAATACAAATCCACCAAAAGTGACAAAGATAAAGTAATTGCAATTAAGACAGTTATGATAGATGTTGCAGCCGGGTTTGGCAATTTTCCTTCTGACCATGTGGAAGTTAAGGAAGAATTTTATCCCTATGAGGCTATACCTTTTGGCACAGACGTTGCTTTTATAATAAGCGGAGATAGTATGGAGCCGGACTACCATGATGGTGATACCGTTTTCGTGAAAGAGTGTGCAGACTTGTCCGATGGAGATGTGGGGATTTTCGTATATGATGATGGCTGTTTCATTAAGGAATTGAAACGCGACAAAGAAAATAAACGCGCTTATTTGGTATCACGCAATAAGGATTATAGTAACGCCATTCTGACGGAGGAAGATTCGGTAAAAATCATAGGAAAAGTTCTTGGGCGTTTTCCTTAGAATGTGGTACAATATCTAGGTAAGCACTGATTAAATGAGAAGGTGGTTTATTGGAAATTGGAAACTAAAGTTGGTTTTATTTCACTGGGATGTTCTAAAAATCTTGTTAATACTGAGCAAATGATGTTTCTTCTTCAAAATGCGGGTTATCACGTTACCGGAGAAACAGAGGGTGTTGATGTTGTTGTGCTCAACACTTGCGGTTTTCTTGGTAGTGCTAAAGATGAGGCTACTGAAACTGTGCTTGAGCTTATTGAGCTGAAAAAAGCCGGTAGTATTGGAAAGATAGTCGTTGCAGGATGTTTGATGGAGCGATAC